CTGGGCCCATAAAATAAATGTTTTAAATGGAGATAAAAAATAATGGATTTTCTTAAGGATATTATAAAAGAGATTGGTGACGACTTTACTAAGTTAGCATCGGATATTGATGAGACTGAGACTTATGTTGACACAGGTTCGTACATTTTTAATGCACTGGTTTCAGGTAGTATATTTGGCGGGGTATCTGGCAATAAGATTACTGCTATTGCTGGAGAGTCTAGTACTGGAAAAACTTTCTTCAGCCTCGCCGTTGTTAAGAATTTTCTGGATACCAATCCCGATGGTTATTGTCTCTATTTTGATACTGAAGCCGCTATTACCAAATCACTTGTAGAATCCCGTGGAATTGATACTACTCGTCTTGTTGTTGTTAACGTTGTTACTATTGAAGAGTTTCGTACAAAGGCACTCAAAGCAGTAGATATGTATCTGAAAGCACCACTAGAAGATCGTAAACCTTGCATGTTTGTGCTAGACTCTTTAGGTATGCTCTCTACAACCAAAGAGATTACCGACGCACTAAACGAAAAAGAAGTTCGAGATATGACTAAATCTCAACTTATTAAAGGTGCTTTCCGAATGCTCACACTCAAACTAGGTCAAGCAAATGTCCCGCTCATTGTCACAAATCATACATACGATGTCATCGGAGCTTACGTACCAACTAAAGAAATGGGAGGAGGTTCTGGACTCAAATACGCAGCAAGTACGATCATTTATCTCAGCAAAAAGAAAGAAAAGGATGGAACGGAAGTGGTCGGAAATATTATCAAAGCTAAGACTGCTAAATCGCGTTTGAGTAAGGAGAATAAAGATGTTGAAGTCCGTTTGTATTATGATGAGCGCGGTCTTGATCGTTACTATGGTCTTTTGGAACTTGGTGAGATTGGTGGACTCTGGAAGAATGTAGCAGGACGCTATGAGATGGATGGTAAAAAGATCTATGCAAAGCAGATTCTTGCTAATCCTGAAGAATATTTTACTGAAGAAGTAATGCAACAATTGGACGAAATCGCACGTAAGGAATTCAGTTATGGAGAAAGTTGAGTTTCTAATTCTTAGAAACCTGTTACACAATGAAGAATATACCAGAAAAGTAATACCATTTCTAAAATCTGAATATTTTGAAGATCCTAATCAAAAAATTGTTTTTGAGGAAATACTTTCTTTTATTCAGGAGTATAATCAATTAGCAACCAAAGAAGTTCTTTGTATCGAGGTAGAGAAACGTCAAGACATTAATGATTCTTCTTTTAAAGAAATCATTCATTTGATTTCTTCTTTAGAGGACGTTCCTGCTGAGTTTAATTGGTTAATCGATACTACCGAAAAGTGGTGTCGTGATCGTGCCATTTACTTGGCACTTATGGAGTCGATTCATATTGCTGATGGTAAAGATGAAAAGAAGAATCGTGATAGTATCCCTTCTATTCTTTCTGATGCTCTTGCTGTAAGTTTCGATACGCATATCGGACATGATTATTTGCAAGATTATGAACAAAGATATGAAGCATACCACAAAAAGGAGGATAAAATTGAATTTGATCTTGAATACTTTAATAAAATCACGAAAGGTGGTCTCCCTAACAAAACTCTTAACATCGCTCTTGCTGGTACGGGTGTCGGGAAATCTCTATTCATGTGCCATGTGGCTAGCTCCGTCTTGCTCCAAGGACGGAACGTTTTGTACATTACGTTGGAAATGGCAGAAGAACGCATTGCTGAAAGAATTGACGCAAACCTCTTGAATGTTAATATCCAAGACATTGCCGATCTTCCTAAGCAAATGTTTGAGAATAAGGTTACAAGTCTTGCAAAGAAAACTCAAGGTACTCTTATAATTAAAGAATACCCAACTGCCTCCGCACATGCTGGACATTTCAAGTCGCTTCTTAATGAACTTGCACTTAAGAAGTCATTTAGACCTGATATTATTTTCATTGATTACCTTAATATTTGTTCTTCCAGCAGGTATCGCGGAAATAGCAACATCAATTCTTATACATTTGTCAAGGCAATTGCTGAAGAATTGCGAGGACTTGCAGTTGAATTCAACGTACCAATCGTATCTGCTACTCAAACCACTCGTAGCGGTTATGGTAGTAGCGATGTTGAACTTACTGATACTTCTGAGTCCTTTGGTCTCCCTGCTACTGCTGATCTTATGTTTGCCCTTATTAGCACTGAAGAGTTGGAAGAGTTGGGACAGATTCTTGTAAAACAACTCAAGAATCGTTATAATGACCCTACAATTTACAAACGTTTTGTGATTGGTATTGATAGGGCAAAAATGCGTCTATATGATTGTGAACAATCTGCTCAAAATGACATTATAGATTCTAAGAATTATGGTGACGAAGATTATAGGGAAAATTCCGAGACAAAAAAATATAAAAAACAATTTGACGGATTTAAGTTTGAATGAATAATTTTGATATTATTATTGATGAAAATTTTATTGGTCCTTCCAATCAAGAAGAACTTGATAATATTATTAGTAATGAAAATTTTCCTTGGTATATAAATCAATCTTCAGCATTAGAAAAATATCCATTTTTGGGACATACTCTAATTCCTAGGTATAATCCAAAAACAGAAGATCCAAGTATAAATTCAAACTACTTTTATCCATTTTATGCAATTTTTCTTCAATTTTGCAATAAGCATAATTTAAAAGTAGATCAAATTTATAGATCGTCAATAAATTTAACAACAAATCATGATCTTTCTGTAATGGGAGATCCTCATGTTGATCATGAATATGAACACATGAACTTAATAATGTATCTTAATGATATACCTCAAGTATCAAAATACAATGGATCTACAATTATATTTGATCAGCAGTATGACGGTGAAAAAACTGCATATGAAATCTCTGAAAGGTTCACGATAAAACATGAAATATCCGCACAAAAAGGAAAAATAATTTGTTTCAATGGGAAGTACTATCACACAATAAAATGGCCACCTCCTGGAATCATGAGGTTTACCTGTATTTTTACCTTTTCCATACATTGACAATTGACTTAAATCCTCCTATACTAAAATGGGGATTACAAAAATGATTCACTTTTATTAAAATAGAAAATCTACTATGACAGAAAATAAAGTTATTGATACAAACAAATATATTGAATTTGTCCGCCAAACCACAAGTGCCGCAAGTACTAACTATGCAGATCTTCTTGCTCGTTTTACTGAACTTGAAGTCGAAAATGATGTAGATGTTCCTCGTCTTTTGACCGCTGCTCTTGGTATTAGTGCCGAAGCTGGTGAATTTACTGAAGTTGTGAAAAAAGTGTTCCTTCAAGGTAAACCATATAACCAGGAAGCAACATTTCATCTTAAGCGAGAACTTGGTGATATTTGTTGGTATCTGTCTCAGGCATTTATGGCGCTTGATACTAATTTTGAAGAAATTCTTCAAATGAATTTTGAAAAACTGAGTGCTCGTTATCCTGAAGGTGCTTTTGATGTTTATCGTTCTGAAAATCGTGTGGAGGGAGATCTATGACTAAAGAAACTAGCGTAACTATTTCAATCGATGTTCGGACTGCTGCGGCAGTTCGTCAAGTCTTATTTGATGCTCAGAAAGGATATACTTATGATGAAGTTAGTATTCCCCCTCGTGTTGCTGATATTCGATCTGTAATCGTGCAACTTGACAAGGAGATTGAAAAGCACACTCTTTGATTAAACCATGCTTGAAGTCTTTTTGACTATTTTTATAAATAACTAAAAAAGTATTTGTAAAAAATGGATCCTAAAGAACTACTCGGATTGATCGAAGCATATTCAGAAGTGTATGCTTCCCAAGAAGATATTGATGAAGCAACAGCAAAGAGGTGATTTCCGTAAGACAACTTCATCATCTCCTGGTCTTCATGGATATGCACATAAGTCAAACGATCCTGCAGTAAAAGAAAAGCAAGCAGCAAGAGGAGCGCAAAGAGGTGCTCTGACTCCTGCTGAGAAAAAGCAACTTAATAGAGAAGAGTTTGATATCTTTGAGACAGTTCTTGAGTTTCTTTATGTTGAAGGATATGCAGAAACTCTAGAAGAAGCAGAGTGGATGATGGCTAACCTGATTGATGAAGAAGCAATTAATATTATTCTTGGTGAAGAGTTTGAACTTGATGAAGCAGAGGGTTCATATGGTGCAACACCAAAGGCATATAGTGCAGCAAAACAAACTAAAATGTCTGCAAAGAGAAAGCCTTCCCTCAAGAAGATGCTAAGAAGAACTAATCCTGCAAATAGAACTTCTTCTTATGATTCTCCAAGAAAGGGACTAACTTCTGATGATAGAGAAAGAGCAAGAGCAGGTTCTGCTCATGGTGTAGGTACTCGTCAAGATCACGATTATCCTTCACAGGGTCCTGGTGGCGTAACCAAGAGTGCTAAGAAACTCCGTAAGCAAAAAGCAATGGGCGAATTTGCTAAGGAAGAATTTGAACTTTGGGTAAATGAACTTGTGGATGAGGGATATGATCTTTCCGATTATACTTGGGATGAAATGCTTGATATCTATTTAGATGAAGCAGA